ATGGCGCTGTCTGATGCGTGGTTGCGTTCAGTCGTTGGAAAGGAACGTGATAAGGTTTTGGTTAAATCCGATCGTGATGGTCTGTCTGTCAGAGTATCACCGAAAGGTCGCGTAGTGTTCCAATATCGTTATCAATGGGCAGGGAAAGGTGAGCGTCTTGATATCGGAACTTACCCGGCAACTGGATTAAAAGAGGCCAGAGAAGAAGTTATTCGTCTCCGTGGTGAACTTGAGTCAAACCGTAATCCACGATTTGTCAAGCAGGCTGAAAAACGAAAAGCTACTGAAGCCATGACGGTAGAGTCTGTGATCCGTGCCTGGTATGAAGCATATTGTGTAAAAAATAAAAAAGGTTCTGAACAGATACTCCGCTCGTTTGAGCTGCACCTGTTCTCTAAAATCGGGAATATCCCTCACGATGCAGCTACATTGCATGATTGGTTAGAAGTCCTGGAGCCTCTTAGCACTAAGACTCCAGCAATAGCAGACCGATTGCTAATTAACGCAAAGCAGGCCCATGTCTGGGCGTATAAGAGAAAGCTCATTGAAACTCGCCCGCTGTCGGATATCACGGGTAAAGATATGGATATCCGTAAAGGTCAGAAGAAACGGTTTCTGACACATGATGAAATTAAAATCCTTTATGCTGCGATCGATGGTTCTCGAATGGTTCCTAAATACCGGGCCTTCATTAAGCTATTGCTGCATTTTGGCTGCCGTAGTTCAGAGCTAATTACTGCCAGGGTGGACGATTTTGATTTCATTAATAAGGTATGGACTGTACCACCAGAACGACATAAGACTGGGGAGATAACAGGCGAACCGCTAAAGAGGCCCATTATTGAACCGGTGGAGGAGCTTATAAAGAACGCTATCTCTATGAACAATGGTTCCGATATGCTTTTTACTAAGGAAGGAAGCAGGGAACCCGTTGGTCGAACATCATTGCAGTCGCTGCCTTACAATTTAATGCAGTACGCATGGCGGCGTTTGGGGTATCAATTCCCTCATTGGTCTCTTCATGATTTGAGGCGAACAGCACGAACAAACTTTTCTGATCTTACTGCTCCTCATATTGCAGAAATAATGCTCGGCCATAAACTGCCAGGGGTTTGGCAGGTTTATGACAAGAGCGATTATCTAGAAGAACAGCGTAAAGCCTACCAGGCGTGGTGGGAGAGGGTTGAATCGATCATTACTTGTGCTAGCTCAGACCCCAACTGATAGTCTGTTTTGTCGGAATACTTACAATTTCTCATTCAAGTTAGTTAAGTGGTATTTTACAAATGGAGACAATGTAATGTCTGGTCAAAATAACAGCGACGAGATTTGCAATTGATTAGTGGCAGGTTTGGTTCTAATAACATAGGAGTTATTGATGCAGAGCGAGATAATCACGCAGAAAAATGGGAAAGGTATATTTGATCGAAAGGCTTGATTAACAGAGTCTAAAAAACTGTATTTATCTGCGAAGCTGTTGAGAAGTGAAGGTGAGCGAAACAAAAAATTGCTTCGGGCAGCAAGTAAGAAATCTCCTATTGTTCATGAATACATCGATATCGCATCGGCAACTGATCAAACTAGCAGACTTATGTTGGGGTATGCTTTTGAAATGTTGTTAAAGTCAGCGATTCTTCTAATGAATCTCGGTGCGAGAAAAAAAGCTATTGAAAATGAGTTTTGTAATTATGGGCATAAACTTGATTGTATGGCTGTTGATTTAGGTTTGCCATTAACCGTTGACGAACTGAAGTTATTGAAAGTTGCGTTTCGAGATATAGTTTTAAATGCTCGATATCCTATTGGAATAGTGGATGATAATAAATATATAACAGAGTTGAATGAAAGAAATATTCAGTTGGCAGATGAAAATATTTTTAGGGATATGGTCAGTCTGTATGACAAAATAAAAAGTATAGTTGCTAAGTTTGATAATGATGTAGCGAATTGTGCAAATTTCAATATGCTTAGATTGAGTGAGTTTACTCTCTTTATGCGGAATGGTGGTGGACTATCATCAAGAGCAATAGTTATCTTTTCGGATAAATTTCCAGAAGTCAGTAAACGCAAGTCATATTTAAAAAAAGCTATCGAAGAACATGCAGGCAAAGTGGCTTTTTTATATACTTACCGCTGGTCTTCGTTTTCATTCTTTGAAGACACAGGTAAAAAACTTATCCCGCTTGTGGAGTAGTACAGATGAGCTGTGTCCCGTTGATTATTTTATACTTATGTTAGTAGTATCTTCTTTTGGCACAGAGCAGGTAGTTAGATTAGGTTTGACTCTGTGCCATAGTGGTGTGTCAGCTTACATCTGATCTAAGGCATATTACTCAATGACTCCTGCAAACCTGTAAATCTTTTGTGATGCCCATTTATTTGGGCAGGATTTAATATCAGGATCTGGAAAGTCTGGTCTGTATTTCTTGCCAGTTCTCCGGTTTACGCTGTTCCAGCGAAGCACCGTCGATATTGAAACGCCACAGAATTCGGCGACTTGTTTTGTTGTCATTAAGTTGTTCATTAATTTACCTCCTGCGGCGGCTCCGGTAGCGGTATCCAGTGGGTTACATTGCGGCTCTGCGTTTCGAAGAACTCCTCACCATTGCGGACAACATCAAAAAACTCACCGTCTCGATATTGCGCATAAAGAACGAATGCGCCATCACATAAAATAATTACGTGCTGACCGTCCTCTGGCATTCGCTCACTACAGCTTATCCAACCATCCGGAGTTACAGGAGGGTTGCCCGACAGCTTGTTCAACTTGTAAGTCTGGCTTACAGGTTCGGCACCATGAAGCATGACGGCGCGGCAGGCGTTCCAGCCTTCATCAAAGCCGACTATGCCATTATTTAAAGACGGAAGAGCATCCGGCACCACCGACACTGGCTGAGCCATATATAGCGGCTGAACATACCAGCCCTTTGATAACCAACTGTCAGCAATGTTTTTGCTCCTGGTTATTGCCGGAATACCTAAGCCATTGTCTGAATGAAGCCACGCCACCGGCTCTGCTTCCAGTGATGCCAGAGCAATTTCATAAGCACGGCGCTCAACATTGTCTCGCACGTCTAAGCTGCCGATTCGTTCTTTGATTTCTTTAATCAGTTCCTTATCGGTGAAAGTGGTCATTATGCTCCAGCCTCCGGTGCTTTTGGCATTACTGCCCAGTGAGTGATATTGACGTTTTCAAGGTCCCCGACCTGAAATGTCCACTGCCATTCTCCGGTTTCTTTTTGTCCCCAGGTGTACCAGAGAGAACGCCAGCCAATTAGCCAGCCTTCTCCGTTAGCATCGAATAACAAAACACTTTCATTTGCTGGTGGCAGTTCAGTTGACACTGGTATTACTTTGTTTTCCTGTGCTGCACATTTAGCTTCAAGCGCATCGAATTTACGCACCAGGTATTCAGCATCTGTTTCATTTACTTTCAGATCTCGCGGTACACATCTCCCACGAAGAAACCCTTCCATTTCGAAAACATTCATGCGCATTTGCGTAACTCCGATAACTCGTTAAAGCGTTCCATAAACATCCCGTAGGCATGGCCCGGTGCCAGTGGAATCACGTTGAACATCTCTGTTGCCGGGATACCTTCCAGTACAGGCCAGAAAGAGCCATCATCAAGCCCGAGATCGCGGCGTTCGGTTGCCAGCATGATGAGATCGGCATATTTCACGGGCGTACTCATAACTGGGGGTAACCCGTATTTCTCACGGATTACGGCGTCTATTTTTTCTTCCATTTGTTTATAGTCAGGAAGAAGGCGTTTCAGTGGTGCGGGAATGTCCTGGCAATACGCTTCTGTTGCATCATGCATTAACGCTTCAAAAGCAAATTCCTGCGGCACCAGCTGGCTGCAAAGAACCGCATGTTGGGCGACGCTGTAGAAGTGCGAAAGATGACCGGCAAAGCGACAGATATTTGAAAGGGAAACCGCGATATCGTTAATATCGATGTCGTCTTTATTTATCCTGTCATAATAAAAATGCTTCCCGGAAAAAGTTTTAATAAATGACATTTTGTTCTCCACGTATATGCGCTGCACCACGCTGAATTCTGGTAAAAAGAATCCCTCACCATCCGGCGATTATTGAGTAAATTACGTTTCCATAAATGCCCCCGCAGGGGCATTTGCAGTAATGAAATCAGGCGGTGAAAGTACCAATAAAGGTTTCTACTTTGCTGTCCTTGAATTTCTCAACAAGCAGATCACGAAATTCGTTAGCCATTTCTTCCTGCACCGCCTCCAGCTGAATAATGCGCAGAACCAGTACAGGACGATCGCCAGTGATAATACTGAGGCGTAATTTAAACGGACGTTCTTTCAGACCTTCAAACGGAACGCATTTAAATTCAAATGCCACTGGCATAATGTCTTTGGTCTTCGCTTCGACAGACTCCATCAGGGAGCGTTTGCCGCTGAAGTCATTATCTTCAAAATCAGCGGTCTGGTTTGCTTCAATCGTGATTTTACGGACAGCCGCAGCCGCTTTTGTTGCCTGAATAGCGTCACCATTAGCATCAAAGCCCACAAGATAGTCTGCCCAGTCTTCAATCCATTCTGCTAGTGACTTCTGGGAGTTACGCTCGCCGTTAATAGACAACAGAGCAGAGAACGGTGCTGTCTTTTTCAGTTTGAGTGTGGCGGTGTTATCTGCGTGACCTGGTTCATCAATAGTACCCAGGTTAAGCACACTGACGGCTCGCATATTATCGGCATCGATAAAGCAGCGGGTGCCTTCATCTGCAAGATCTTTAGAATAACGGGTAAAGTCATCGATGCTGGCAGTGGAAAGCGCACCACGGAAACGGAAGCGATTTAAATTAAATTTTTCCAGATCATGAATGCGGAAATTCTCAGGCAATGCCACAGCATCGGCACCAATCTTACTGATAATTTCATTAACACCCTGAGCAGAAATAAGGGCATGGATTTGATTAATTGCGGTTGCGTCTAAGTTCTGAGACATAATAAGTCCTCACTATATAAAGATATTCAGTGATGAGATAAATAATCGGTTAATTAAGAACGATATTAATGACCTGCTGCGCGGAGTTTTCCGTCAGGTTCACCGGCAAGAGTCAGTAATTGTCCCTGATCTTCCTGCAGAATAGTCAGGCGACCACCGCGATTGACATACATTGGCGTTTCGGTGGTGTCTTCTTCGGAAATTTTCCCGCGGTTAGTCGGGCGAACATATGAGAGTTTGTGTTTGATTTTCACACGGTTCTCATCAAATGGTTCGATTTCCAGGTTGAGTGAGACCTTACCTTTGGTTTTCGTGTTCATCACACCGGAAGCGACTTCACTGAGAACTGCGCCGATTTTGGTTTCAAATACGCCGCCGTCCAGCTCCCCAATAAATGCCTGCACATCAGTACTGCGTTCGCTAGCCATTTTTCTGCTCCTAATCATATCGACCCTGCAAGGTCGGTTGGTTTCTCCACAAAACAGAGAAGAACACCTGCGGTGGCAGCCGCCCGGATGGATTGGGTTATGAGCCCGTCGTCCGGTGATGCTCTTCTCTGTTTTGTAAAAAGAGCGGTACCAGCCGGAAGCAAGTGTACAAACTGGTACCGCCAAAGCAGTGGCTGTTGTGGTGGGGTTGTCACTCAGGCGTATGGTCAACCTGACAATCCGGTGTCCTCAACGGGGAAAGAGTAACCCCGCCATACTTACCGCCGCGCCATTTCGCGGATTACCACAACGCTGAGAGCACTTAGCCAGTTACGGCACCACACTTTGTCGCGGTTCCATAAATGCCCTCATCGTTGCACCCTGGTCTCTTCCCAGGCGTCAAACCGAATCGCCACGCTGGTTAGGCGTCTTATCAGCATCATCATTGACTTGCACATTCCGGCTACCTGGTTTGTTTGCTCGAGCAAGGAGTGGATTGTCCCCTTTAACGTCACCAGACCGCTAACGACGCATGTGCCATACGCCGTGTTACAACCAAATTTTGTTTTAATCTTGCCTGTGTTATGTTTCTTTTAGATACATTATGTATCTCATAGGTACATTGTCAAGCATAAAAAAACCTGCCGAAGCAGGTTCATAAATATTGATTAGGCCTTTATTGTGTATCTTCTTGGTTTTCCCGAGAAAATCACTGTACCAATTATAGAGCAATTACCGTTAATCTTAATGTAAGGCTCAGGCCAGTTTGGGTTTAATGCTTTGAGATAACGCTGTGTTCCATCTTCTATCAACCGCTTGAAGGTGGTTTCGCCTGAATCGTGCATCAATGCAATAACGTCGTCACCGTGGCAGGCAGGGACTTCAGGATCTACAAAAATCATGTCTCCCGGGCGGTACTCATCAATCATTGAATCACCAATCACCCGCAAGATATAAGTCATTTCGCCACAGGGTACAGGGCAGGGATAAGTTTCTGCTGTGCTCAAATCAACCTCAGAATAGCCAACTTCTTTCCATGCTCCGGCCTGTACCCATGATATGACAGGGACTAACGTTATTTGTTTGTTAGTAATTGAAACATCAGGTTTTTTTGTGATGTTTGTTGTCTGGTGTTCTTGATCAAGCCATCCGACAGGCAGGTCGAAACATTTTTCGATGTGCCGTGCCATGCTGTCACCGATATTTTTAGTAGCACCATCTCCCATAAACCTGCTGGTCTGGGTTGGCTCGCGATCAATCATGGTGGCAAAGGAAGAATTCCCGCCAACACCATCTCTCAGTTTTCTGGCGTTAGACCGCCGGATGTCATGGACTGTTTTCATAACGAAATTAAAACCTTTGTACCGATAGGGTACAAGTATCTTGAAGGTTCATCTCAATCATGTAATATGTATATCGGAGGTACATATTGTATGAAAGCGTATTGGGACTCTTTAACCAAAGAACAGCAGGGCGAGTTGGCCGGAAAAGTTGGCTCAACACCAGGCTATTTACGGCTGGTTTTCAATGGTTATAAAAAAGCCAGTTTTGTGCTGGCTAAAAAACTTGAGCAATGCACGTCAGGTGCAATTACGAAATCTGACTTAAGACCGGATATCTATCCGAAAGATTAACAGAACACCTTCAATTTTTAACCACAGAACGATGAGGCTAACCGTGGGTAAGCATCACTGGAAAGTAGAAAAACAGCCTGAGTGGTACGTGAAAGCTGTCAGAAAAACTATCGCGGCGTTGCCGGGGGGGGTACGCTGAAGCTGCTGAGTGGCTAGATGTAACAGAGAACGCTTTATTCAACCGCCTTCGTGCAGATGGCGATCAGATTTTCCCGCTGGGATGGGCAATGATTTTACAGCGCGCGGCTGGCACTCACTACATTGCGGATGCTGTCGCACAGTCTGCTGGTGGGGTGTTTGTATCGCTTCCTGAAATTGAGGAAGTAGAGAACGCCGATATAAACCAGCGCCTGCTGGAAGTCATCGAACAGATCGGGAGTTACTCAAAGCAGATTCGTTCGGCAATCGAAGATGGGGTAGTGGAGCCACACGAGCAGACAGCAATTAATGATGAGTTGTATCTGTCAATTTCGAAGCTCCAGGAGCATGCAGCACTGGTCTACAAAATCTTTTGCGCTCCAGAAAAGAGTGACGCCCGCGAGTGTGCAGCTCCGGGCGTCGTGGCGTTTTGTGTCTGTGGAGAAACTAACGCATGAACAGTTTAACGGCAAATAACCGTTTGTCGCAACAGCTGGTGGTCAGCGTCGCTGAACACCTGTTGTTACGGCATGAATGCAGATTACCAAATCTCCTGGCTGTAAGTAACCACAGAGAACTTTACCTGACTGTGGGGGGCGAGTTGTGCAGGAACTTAACCGCTGGTTTCGTGACGGAAGAGGACTTTATGTTCATGTTATTCGTTGGGAGCCAGAAACACAGCGCGTTATCTATCTTCGCAAAGACTACCCGCATGAGTGCTTTAGTCCTTTGTGGAAATTCAAGCGTGATTTTGTTGAGTGTGAAGGACCACCAGCACATTGATTCTGCCATTCCGGGACGTTACACTGTTCAGGCACCTTATAAAGCGGGTGCCGGGATTGGCGTCCTAGAATTGATCAAGGCGATATATGACGCGCCAGCGTCTTTTTTATCGTCCGCATTTGCTCACATCAAAGTTATGGTGGGCTGGGCGGGGGCATCGAAAGATGCGCCGGTTTCCTTGATCACCGGTTACGCCAACCCCGTTCAGTTCACCACCAGCGAAATTGGCGTTTCCGGTGGTGGAAGTATTTCACCGATCAAGGAGGCTGCCATCATGGCTACTGTCCCAGCCCTCACTCGTCTGAATGATGAAGACTTACATAAACTCAGTTATGTAACAACTGCACTACGTGCTCTGCGCAAGGTAACTCTTTCGGATCCGCAGGCACATCAGGTTCTGGTAGAAACCCTTCTTAACTTGCAAGCTGAACGTATTCGTCTGGCGGATAAGGCTAATTTTCATATTCACCGTCTCCTGAATATCAGCGGAGGGCATCGTCATGCTTAATCCGTTGCTCCTCAACATTTACCGTTTATTTCAGCGTAAAAAAATATCAACACCCACAGTTGGGCAGTGGTACACCACGCCAGCAGGGCATGTTCTACGTGTCAGCCTGGTTGACCGTGAATGTCAGAAGGTGATTTGTGAACCGCTGGGCCGTAATTACCGCGTCAGTATGCCGCTTATAGCCTTTCGCTCCGGAAAAAACATGAAGCATCTCGGAGGTGCAGCATGAGTATGGAGCTGATGGTTAAAGCGATGAAAATTCGAGTGGGTAATCCATTGCGAAAACTGGTTCTGATCAAGCTGGCTGATAATGCCAGCGATCAGGGTGAGTGCTGGCCCAGCTACCAGCATATTGCTGACCAGTGCGAGATTAGCAAACGTTCTGTGATGAATCATATTGCGGCCCTTTGTGAGTCCGGGCTGGTAAAAAAAGTCACCCGGAAAGGTGAAAAAGGTAACTCAAGTAATATCTATCTCCTTCATCTGGATGGTGCAGGAGATTCACTAGGGGGTAGTGCAAATAATTCACTATCTGGTGCAGCAAATTCACCAGGTAGTGCAGGAGTTGCACTAGGGGGTAGTGCAGGAGATTCACCCAGAACCAGTCACTCTTTTGAACCAGTCAAAGAACCAGTCAATGAACCAATAGCTGTTGGTGCATCTGCTGATGAGTCTGTGCGAGTTCGTTCAAACCGACCGGAATACTCTCCGGAGTTTGAGCAGGCATGGCTGGCATATCCCAAACGTCTGGTGGCAATTCAAAATCTGCAGCCTTCAAAGCCTGGAAAGCCCGTTTGAACGAGGGGGTAAACCCCGAAACCATGCTGGAAGGTGTGAAACGCTACGCGGGCTGGGTATCTGCGATGGGCAATAGCGGCACACAATTTGTGAAACAGGCTGTCACGTTCTTTGGTCCGGATCGTCATTTCGAAGAATCCTGGGAAGTTCCTGCGGTATCTGCAGCCAGACGCGAGGACCCGTACTTCAAAGCCAGTTTACGACAACGTGGACTACAGCCAGATCCCGGCAGGATTCAGGGGGGGATTATGAGTCTTTTGAATGAAGTTCAGAAATTCATTGAAGCCCATCCGGGGTGTACTTCCGGAGACATTGCGGATGCTTTTACAGGTTACTCACGGCAGTGCGTTCTGCAGTCAGCAAGCAAATTACGTCAGAGTGGTCGTGTGGCTCACCGTTGTGAAGGGGATACACGCAGACATTTCCCGCGCCTGACTGAGAGAGCGCAGGAGGCGGAACCGCAACCAGTTCGTGAAACCAGACCTGTGCGCAATTTCTATGTCGGCACTAACGACCCGCGGGAGATTTTGTGCCTGACCCGCCAGGCGGAAGAACTGGAGTCCAGGGGCTTATACCGTCGTGCTGCAACGGTGTGGATGGCGGCATTCCGTGAAAGCCACTCCCAGCCAGAACGAAACAATTTTCTGGCGCGTCGTGAGCAGTGTTTACGGAAAAGCAGTAAGCGCGCTGTATCGGGTGATGAGTGGTATCTGTCAGGGAATTACGTGGGGGCTTAATGAGTAATAAATATTGCCAGGCGCTGGTGGAACTGCGGAACAAACCAGCCCATGAACTGAAGGAAGTGGGCGATCAGTGGCGCACGCCGGACAACATTTTCTGGGGAATTAACACCCTGTTTGGTCCGTTTGTTCTGGATCTGTTTCACTGACGGTGATAACGCCAAATGTGCCGCGTATTACACGGCGGAAGACAACGCGCTGGCGCATGACTGGTCAGAACGTCTTGCGGAGCTTAAAGGTGCTGCCTTTGGCAATCCCCCGTACAGCCGCGCCAGTCAGCATGAGGGGCAATACATCATCGGCATGCGTTACATCATGAAGCATGCCAGTGCCATGCGTGATAAAGGCGGGCGCTATGTTTTCCTGATCAAAGCTGCCACCAGCGAAGTGTGGTGGCCGGAAGATGCAGATCATATTGCTTTTATTCGCGGGCGTATTGGTTTTGAACTGCCTGCCTGGTTTATCCCGAAAGACGAAAAGCAGGTGCCAACAGGTGCTTTCTTCGCTGGTGCTATTGCTGTTTTCGACAAGACCTGGAAGGGACCGGCAATCAGCTACATCGGGCGCGATGAACTTGAGGCATGTGGTGAGGCATTTCTGGCGCAGGTTCGCCAGCAGGCGGAAAAGCTGGTCAGGGAGATGGTGGCATGAAGCTAATACTGCCTTTTCCGCCCAGCGTGAACACGTACTGGCGACACCCCAACAAAGGGGCGTTTGCTGGTTAGAGCCTGATAAGCGCGGCGGGGCGAAAATTCCAGAGCGCGGCGTGCGCAGCAATAGTTGAGCAGTTACGTCGTCTGCCGAAACCAACGTCGGCACCTGCTTCAGTGGAGATCGTGTTGTTTCCTCCGGATAACCGGATCCGCGATCTGGACAACTATAACAAGGCGCTGTTTGACGCCCTGACCCACGCGGGTGTGTGGGAAGACGACAGTCAGGTGAAAAGAATGCTGGTGGAGTGGGGACCGGTTATCCCGAAAGGGAAGGTCGAGATCACTATCAGTAAGTACGAGAAAACGGCGGGTGCAGCCGCCTGATCAAGAGGAGAAACGAAGTATGAATAATCTGATGGTCATTGATGGTATTGAAGTTCGTCGTGATGCTTATGGGCGTTACAGCCTGAACGATCTACATCGCGCAGCAGTAGCATCTGGTGCAAATGCCAGAACCAAGGAGCCGGGAAAGTTTATTTCCAGCCAACAAACTGTTGAGCTTGTTCATGAATTGACCAACACCCAGAATTTGGGTGTTGACCCGGTGAGTATGATTCATGGGGGAAATGAACGGGGAACGTATGTCTGCAAGGAACTGGTGTATGCCTATGCAATGTGGATCAGCCCGTCATTCCATCTGAAGGTGATCCGTACTTTCGACATGGTAACCAGCGCACCGGAAAAATTATCCGGACAGGCTGCTGACAAGATGCAGGCTGGTGTGATTCTGCTGGACTTTATGCGCCGGGAATTAAACCTGTTTAACTCTTCAGTGCTTGGTGCCTGTCAGAAACTCCAGGAGGCTGTTGGCTTACCGAATCTGGCACCGCGCTATGCCATTGATGCTCCTGCTGACGCGCCTGATGGCTCAAGTCGCCCCACGCTGTCGCTGAGTGCACTGCTGAAACAGTATGGTATCCGCCTTACGGCTAATCAGGCATATCACCAGATGGTGAAGCTGGGGATCGTCGAGCAGCGCGAACGATACAGCCGTACCGCGATTAACAACATCAAAAAATTCTGGTCGCTGACAGCGAAAGGCTGCATGTTCGGCAAGAACATCACCTGTCCTGCAAATCCGCGCGAGACGCAGCCGCATTTCTTCGAATCCCGATTCCCTGAGCTGTTAAAGCTGCTCGATACCGTTCATTGAGGTGACCGTGAGAGCACTACTGACCCCTGAAATTGCCCCGCGTATGGGGATCGTATTGTTCAGACCAGGTTCAGAGCTGATGCCCCTGTTTATGCAGGGGCGTGTCCTGCTGGAGCCTGAGCCGGAGCGTTATTCATCTTTCGCCAGTGGTGCCGTTCCGGCGGCATCACAACCGCTGGCGGATGATCCTGACGTTCGGGCCGTGTTCCGCAATGAGGAAGTGATCCGTCGTGCTGGTGGCGTGGAATGTCTTGAAAGCTGGTTACTTCGTGAAAAAGGCTGCCAGTGGCCTCATTCCGACTGGCACAGCGAGAACATGACCACAATGCGACACGCTCCGGGTGCAATCCGTCTGTGCTGGCACTGCGATAATCAGCTGCGCGATCAGTTCATGGAACGGCTGGAATCAATGGCAACGGATAACTGTGCCCGCTGGGTGTTGTCTGTTGTGCGTCGGGATCTCGGTTTTGATGACAGTCACGTTGTGACAATGCCGGAACTGTGCTGGTGGCTGATTCGTAATGATCTGGCGGATGCCTTACCGGAAAGTGCAGCCCGTAAGGCACTGAGATTACCGAAGCCTGTTGTGCCGACTGTTACCCGGGAAAGTGACCTTGTGCCTTCGGTTCCTGCCACCAGCATCATCCAGGATAAGGCGAAAAAGGTGCTGGCGCTGAAAGTGGATCCGGAGTCGCCGGAGTCTTTTATGTTACGCCCAAAACGTCGCCGCTGGGTTAATGAAAAGTACACGCGCTGGGTTAAGACACAGCCGTGTGCATGTTGTGGAAAGCCCGCTGATGATCCCCACCACCTGATAGGTCACGGTCAGGGTGGAATGGGAACAAAAGCGCATGACCTTTTTGTGTTGCCTTTGTGCAGAAAACACCATGACGAACTGCATGCGGATACCGTGGCATTTGAAGAGAAGTATGGCTCCCAACTGGAGCTGATATTTCGTTTTATCGATCGCGCGCTGGCGATTGGTGTGCTGTCCTGATTTTGTGGAGAAAGTTGATGCGTGATATTCAGATGGTTCTTGAACGCTGGGGGGCATGGGCTGCAAGTGGTAACACCGGGGTGGACTATTCTCCGATCGCTGCCGGATTCAAAGGACTTTTACCATCTGCCACTAAACCACGTCCGGCCTGCTGCGATGATGACGGACTTATCATTGAAAACTGTCTTGCTCGTCTGAAGCAGAAAAAACCTGAGGAGTATTCGCTTCTCATTGCTCATTATTTGTTGCGAATATCAAAAAGACAGATAGCCAGGACGAGAAAGAAAAGCGAAAAAGCAATACGAATTGAGATGCAGATAGCCGAAGGGTTTATTGACGGATGTTTGTCTGTGCTGGGGGTAAGACTGGAGATGGACGACTGGCTGCTAAAAAAGTAAAAAATGATTAGTGCGGTCCGCAAAAAGTATGTCAGTATGTTAAGAGTGGTTACTTCGCCACACAGCTTAAACCCGCCGCGAGCGGGTTTTTTTATGGCTGAAATCGGTCCAGTACAGTAAACGTGCTGGTGGCGGTGAATACCTGTCTTTCAGCTTGCTGGCTTTTTCGACAAGAGTTATTGGTGTGTCACGTTAACCGGAAAAGGGAAAAAGACATGCTGAAACAGCAGGATATGACAGAAACCGCCAGAGTGGTGTTTAATGAATTAAGCGTCACCGAACCGGCGACAGTCGGGGAGATTGCGCAGAATACTTACCTTTCACGCGAACGCTGCCAGTTAATACTGACCCAGCTGGTTATGGCGGGTCTGGCAGACTATCAGTTCGGTTGTTACAGACGCCTTCCGCAGTGAAGGCTTTTTTATTTGTGGTAAATGGGCGGCTGGTGGGTGTTAGGGGCACCCACCAGCCATCTGCTCATGCGTTGGGGTCACAAGCAAACCTCAGGCCCATCTGCTTTGCGCAAAAGCGGTATGAGCCTATCAGAGAAGTGCTTATTGATCTATGGCTAATACTGTAAAAATATCCAGTTGTGAGTTAATCAACGCCGACTGCCTGGAATTTATCCGGTCGTTACCCGAAAATTCTGTTGACCTGATAGTCACGGACCCGCCGTACTTTAAAGTGAAGCCTGAGGGCTGGGATAACCAGTGGAAGGGCGACGATGATTACCTGAAGTGGCTGGACCAGTGTCTGGCGCAGTTCTGGCGGGTGCTGAAACCTGCCGGAAGTCTTTACCTGTTCTGTGGTCATCGCCTGGCATCTGATATCGAAATCATGATGCGTGAACGCTTCAGTGTGCTGAACCATATTATCTGGGCAAAGCCGTCCGGACGCTGGAACGGGTGCAACAAGGAAAGCCTGCGGGCGTATTTCCCCGCCACAGAGCGCATTCTGTTCGCGGAACATTATCAGGGGCCGTACCGCCCGAAAGATGATGGCTATGAGGCGAAGGGCAGGGTACTGAAACAGCATGTGATGGCCCCGCTGATTGCTTACTTTCGTGATGCGCGAGCTGCCCTGGGGATAACGGCAAAACAGATTGCAGATGCCACAGGAAAGAAAAACATGGTGTCGCACTGGTTCAGTGCCAGTCAGTGGCAGCTACCGAACGAAAGCGATTATCTGAAATTACAGTCGCTGTTTGCCCGGGTGGCAGAAGAGAAACATCAGCGGGGAGAACTGGAAAAGTCCCATTACCAACTGGTCAGCACATACAGTGAGCTGAGCCGGCAGTATGTGGAGCTGCAGAGTGAATATAAAAATTTGCGGAGGTATTTCGGTGTGACGGTGCAGGTGCCGTACACCGATGTGTGGACGTATAAACCGGTGCAGTACTATCCAGGGAAACATCCGTGCGAAAAACCGGCAGAAATGTTGCAGCAGATAATCAACGCGAGCAGTCGTCCGGGAGACCAGGTTGCAGATTTTTTTATGGGCTCAGGTTCAACGGTAAAAGCGGCACTGGCGCTCGGGCGTCGTGCGATTGGCGTTGAACTGGAGACCGGACGTTTTGAGCAGACAGTCAGGGAAGTTCAGGATTTAATCGTTTGAAACGGATGAGATTGCAGAATTAATTACGCACCATTATTATTCTGCTCCCGGCCCTTTAGCTCAGTGGTGAGAGCGAGCGACTCATAATCGCCAGGTCGCTGGTTCAAATCCAGCAAGGGCCACCATCACATACCGCCATTAGCTCATCAGGAAAGAGCGCCAGCCTTCGAAGCTGGTTGCGCGGAGTTCGGGTCCCCGAAGGCGGTTCATTATCTGTATCCTGCGTTGTTAGCTCAGCCGGACAGAGCAATTGCCTTCTAAGCAATCGGTCACTGGTTCGAATACAGTAGAACGCGCCACACTTATTTTCCCTGGCTCGCTTTTGCGGGCTTTTTTTTAAATGTCTCACAATTCAGGCGGTTGACTGTTGTCTGGTTTGCGGGGAGTTTGTTAAAAGAAACTGGCATGGTGAATCCCCCTGTGCGGAGGGGCAATCAGCAACTGGTGTTTTGTCACCGACCCTTATCCTTTCTGTGCGGGTTCAGGTGCTGATACTGAACTCACCGGGAGGCACCCGGCACCATGCAATGGCACATAGCGCCACTCTCCAGCCCCTCTCCGGAGGGGCTTTCTTATGGACAAAAAAAGCCCGCGCTGGGAGACGCGGGCGGCAAGGAATAAACAACAAAACGTGAAGTAATATTTCAGCTGGTGAATAATATCCGACAGTAATCACTCTGCGCAATAGCGCGGCCTTTTTCATATTGCGGGCTGTTGTCTATCTTCTGCCATTGTCCTGTAACTTCCGGACTTCAGCCCGCTCCTCATTTTACTCACAATATTATCCAGGCCGGGAGGATTCATGGCATTTAAACACTATGACGTGGTCAGGGCGGCGTCGCCGTCAGACCTTGCGGAGCGACTGACACAAAAACTGAAGGAGGGGTGGCAGCCATTTGGCAGTCCGGTGGCCATCACGCCTTATACCCTGATGCAGTCCATTGCGGCGGAAGGTGATGTCACCACACCTGTGGTGGTGAAGCCGTCGGATGGAGAAGGCGCAGTTATCAGCACCACCAGCAACCCGGAGTATTAATTTGTTGTTGCCCTGGCCGGGCAGTCAAACGGTATGGCGTATGGTGAAGGGCTTCCGCTGCCGGAGACATATGACCGTCCGGACCCGCGTATTAAACAGCTGGCGCGTCGCAGCACTGTCACGCCGGGTGGTGCGTCCTGTAACTACAATGACATTATTCCTGCGGACCACTGCCTGCATGATGTTCAGGATTTGAGTAAGTTTTCACACCCGAAAGCCAGCGCAGCTCAGTATGGATGCGTGGGGCAGGGATTACATATCGCGAAGAAATTGTTGCCGTTTATTCCGGCGAATGCCGGTATTCTTCTGGTTCCGTGCTGCCGTGGTGGTTCTGCATTTTTGGCGGGCGATGAAGGTACCTTCAGCGAATCCACCGGCGCAAGCGAGACCTCGGCACGCTGGGGTGTAGATAAGCCACTGTACAAGGACCTGCTTACCCGTACTCAGGCCGCACTGAAGGCTAACCCTAAAAATATTCTGCTTGCAGTGGTCTGGATGCAGGGCGAGTTTGATTTGAAACAGGGTGCATACGCCACTCAGCCGGGGCTGTTTGATTCCATGGTGGAAAAATATCGTTCTGACCTGTCGGAATTCGGAGGTCAGTGTCTCGGGGGCTCTCCGTCATCGGTTCCCTGGATTTGTGGCGACACGACCTACTACTGGAAGCAGACTTATTCTTCGCAATACGATGCGGTGTATGGTGCATACAAGACGAAATCCGCAAAAAAAATCTTCTTTGTGCCGTTTATGACGGATGAAAACGGGCGAAATGTGGGTACCAACGAGCCGTCAGAAGATCCGGATGTTGCGGATATTGGGTATTACGGAGCCGGTGGTCGAACGGACGCCAAAACCTGGACGACGGCCGACCGTAAAACGCATTTTGGATCATGGGCACGTCGTGGGATTATTTCCGACCGTCTGGCAACGGCGATTCTTGTGCATGCCGGGAGAACCGCTGAATTCATTACCGGAAAACAGCCTGATACGGTGAAGCCCACCGGACCTTCCGGTGAAGGTACGGAGAGAGAGCCGGAAGCCCCGGTCAGTAACCGAACCCTGATGAGTCTGCTGGCGTCCGGCGAAGACCTGGCATCACAGGGCTGGCGCTATTATCACAAACCGGCGAGCGGAGACAATGTTAACAAAAACATTGCTGAAGCGGTGGTCAGTGATGCGGGGGCTACGGGAGGTAAGGCCCTGCAACTGAATAAACCGGAAAACCACATCTGGTTTCTGGAGCATGATGCAGCCGGACAGGGAGTGGAGTTACTGAAGAAGGGGGGACGTGTGAGCGTACGGTTTAAGTTGCCGGGTTCACTGGTGCCGAATCGGTTTGCCCTGGGCATTTACTGGCAGTTGTCGTCCCTGCCGGAGGGAGTGACGCTGGCAGAGGAAGGCAACGACATGCTGATGTCCTTCTTCCTGCAGACGGATGCGACGAACCTGAACGCGATGTACCACAAGAAGCCGAATGCGAAGCTGGATACGTTCGGGGTCTTTGATAACGGATGGCACACACTGGCTTTTGAGTTTGCCGGAAACAACAGCATTCAGGTGACGCCGGTACTGGATGAGAAACGGGGGACTCCGTTCACACTGGTGAAATCTCCGGCATCAGGGGCGGCGGACAAACTGCAACTGACAGGCATATCAAAGGCGGCGACATATACGCTGCTGATTGACAGTGTGAAGGTGGAAGTGAACAACGCGGATGCCGCGGCATGATAAAAAAAGCCGCCAGCGGCAGGAACGGAAGCTGGCGGAGGTAATCCCAATGGAGAATGTAAAGAAAAGATGCTTTCGTATATCGGTTTTTTAAATGAAAACAGTTCTCATTGTCAACCATAACGGTAAGAAACTATGACATTTATTCATCAGGTGATGCTGTACTTCTGTACGGCGGTCTGTGTGCTGTATCTTCTTTCGGGTGGGTACAGGGCAGTGCGCGATTTCTGGCGCAGGCAGATTGATAAAAGGGCCGCAGAGAAAATCTGAGGTGTACTGGCAATAGCGGACACTACCATTTGTTCTTTTTTTAAGCAGTCATCTGATGATACTTTTCCCTGAAGGCTGCCGGGGAGATATTCCCCAGACGAGAGTGACGACGCTGACGATTGTAGAAAATCTCAATGTATTCCCGTATTACTGAGATGGCTTCATCCCGGTTATTAAAACGATAGTGGCTCAGGCTCTCATTTTTCAGCGTTCCCCAGAAGCTTTCCATCGGAGCGTTGTCGTAACAGTGACCTTTACGCGACATTGATGTTTTCAGACCAGACTGCTCCTGTATGACCCGGTAATCGTATGCGCAGTACTGTGAACCTCGATCAGAGTGGTGGATTAGCCCGGCAGGTGGGCGCTGGCTCCTGAGCGCCATAAACAGGGCTTTACCTGTCAGCTCTTTTGTCATGCGCTCTCCCATGGCGTAGCCGACAATTTCGCACGTATAAACATCTTTGATGCCAGCGAGGTACAACCATCCCTCCTGTGTGGCAACATACGTCAGGTCCGCCACCCAGACCTGATTTGGTGCTGTAGGAGCGAACGTCTGGTTCAGCAGATTTGGCGCAACTGGCAGATTGTGGTTCGGGTTCGTAGTCGCTCTGAACTTGCGTTTCTGCTTACAGCGTAGCCTTAGCTCCTTACGAAGACGTGCCAGTCGGTCACGACCAACGATGATGCCATTCTCTGCCAGCTCCGTCTGGAGCCGCCGGGTTCCATATGTTTCGCGAGTGCGGATATGTGCCACCTTAATCTCCAGTTTTAGCCGCTCATCACTTTGTTTTCTGTCTGAGGGTTCATGCTGTACCCAGTTGTAATAACCGCTCCTGGATACACCAAATACCTGACACAT